CGGCATAAGTCAAACGACGTGTTTGGTTCGACCTTCTTTCCCTCGGATTCGTCAAAAAACGGATCGCAATTGTACTGGGTGGCAGCATCATTTCCAGGGAAAAACGCGTCGGAAATAAAGAAGCCGCATCCAGGAACCGTGAAGGAGGCGCGACCGAAATCAATAATCTTCATTAGGCGTCCGTAGGTGGGAACCTTCATATACATGGTCTCCTTGCCTCGCCCAGGCGTAACGCGGTAGTAGATATCGGTCACACCAGTACCGTTCCACATAATATTATTGGTATGTAAGTCATTGTGAACAAACCCGAAATAGTGCTGGGCAACCACAAGTCCAGCAATAACTTGGAAAAGCCACGCCGCCCAGCGTACATCCTTTGTCTCTAACATACCGACGTCATCGGCGTCTTCTTCGTCCAGAAGCGTATCCATTGTACCGTCGGCTTTCTCAAGTAGTGATACCTGAACAGGAAAATTCGAAAATTCGACAAACTCTTCTACCTCATTACTATTGTAAGAAGTGCCAGAATCAGAGTCGGAACCATCTATACGTTTAAGGCGTAGGCGCGGGTTTGTGAGTTTGACGGTAGCTTCCTCTAGAATAACTGGTTCCTCCTCGCTTACAGTTAATGTATTTTCCGCTGTAGTAGAGAGTCCAGTATCAGCATCGACGGATATAAAATCGTCAAGTGCTAATGCTTCACCTGGCTGAGTAAACAGTGTTTCGAGTGATTTCTTCTCATCGGCGGTGTCTTCACTTATCTGATATTTAAAAAGACCAAGGCGCTGATTTGCTTTCCACCAGGGCTTTTTACGTAGGGAATCGTACTCTTCGGAAATATTATATAAATAGGTGTCTACACGAGCAGAAAAGGTGCCGTAGCAAAGGCACCAATGGGGTGAAATACGGCTTTCGGCAAACTTAGAGGCGTATAAGGCAAAAAGCGCGTCAACGTATGCTTCGTTGAGTGGATGATTGATTTTCATAAGAGTATTTTTCCATAGATCGCTAGGTGCGGAAAGGGCGCCATCGGCGGGTAGAACGTATTCACCCTCCATTGCGGCAAGTGGATCGACTAGATGAATACGCTTAATAAAAATATCACGCTTTGTTCCATCGACAAGTTTTAGCGCCGCCTCAAAGCTAGAATCGGTCTGACGTTCAACGCCGGCAACAAGTTCGCCTGATATACCGAGCCAGCAGTTATTGAATCCTAAAAGTGACGATTCATAGGTTTGTTCTAGTTTTTCCAACGCAGAAAAGTACGGTTGGGGCTTTTTAAATTCTGTCATTGTTTCGTGAAGTATTTTGGGCAAAGATGCAGGAAGTGTAAAAAGTTTTAATGATTCAGGTAGTTCAGATATAGCAGGTCGTGCAACCCTTGCTCCTCCACGACCGCTGCTAGTATTAGCTCCACCACGACCACCGCGACCGCGACCGCTACCGCTAGCTCCACCACGACCACCACCGCCGTTATGAGCGCCACGACCACGGGCAGGACCACCACGACCGCGATTTCGGTTAGGAGGCATTTCTAAACCCCGTGCCGGGTCTAATTTAAGATACTTTCCGCATAGAAAGCACGGATACGCGGTAAAAGAAAAATGGCTGAATTAGGTATCAACACAGATGAGTGCTCCGGCAAGACCTGGTATGGGTTTAACGGCGATGCTGCCGACCATGGGGGGCGACGGAGGCAGTGGCGGTCCTCGCCCCACAATGAACCTACGACTTTCCAAATTTAATATGAATATGATTCCCGATGACGGTGTGGTGCTGTTTATTGGACGTCGTGGAACCGGTAAGTCCTGGCTTATCAAGGATTTGATGTGGTATAAGCAGAAGTTTCCTATTGGTACTGTGTTCTCAGGTACTGAGGGAGCGAACGCTTTTTATGGGTCAATGGTGCCGAGTCTATTTATTCACGACGAGGTTGTGCCACAGACAGTGTCCAATGTATTGAAGCGTCAAGAGGGAATTACAAAGCAGATTCGTAAGGAGACTGAGGCGCGTGGATCGTCGCAGCTTGATCGTAAGGCATTTATTATTATGGACGATTGCTTGTACGACAATAAGTGGGTGAACGATAAGTGGATTCGTTCGCTATTTATGAACGGTCGTCATTACGGACTTCTATACATTTTAGCTATTCAGTATGTGATGGGTATTCCGCCGGTCCTACGAGGACAGGTGGATTACGTATTTATTTTACGCGAGAACCAGGTATCAGCCCGCCGTCGTATTTACGAGCAGTTTGCTGGTATTTTCCCAACATTTGAGCTGTTCTGCCAGATTATGGACCAGTGTACAGAGGACTACGAGTGTTTAGTGATTCACAACGGCGCACATACAAATAAGATTGAGGATTGTGTGTTTTGGTACAAGGCGCAGCCGCATCCTGATTTTAAGATTGGTTCACGGGATCATTGGGTGCGGTCGGCGGAGTACGAGCGTCAGAAGGAACTCGCAGAACAAGCAGGCGACACGGGCTTGCCTATGTTGACAACGGGAGGGGCGACAAAGGGACCGGTTCTTCAGGTAAATAAGTATTAGTGACAGGTGCCACCGTTGCTGTCTCAAACTCAGCGGCAATCTCGGCTAGATTTTCCCGTTCATATTGTTGCCATCGTTGGAAGAATTCTAATGTCTGTGGAGTCCAACGACGTCCCTTAGACCTAGGATTGAAAGGATTTTTCCATAAGTAACCAGGTGCGGCGTAAGGATTCTGACGTGCAAGTTCTCTTAATGCATTGCCTAGTTCCATTGGTATTCTTTGGACCATTTACAAAACCAAATCAAAAAATGTTTAGACCGCCGTTCTGTTCTAGCGAATATAGTCTATGCCGCCGTTGAATTGAGGATTGATGGCAATAGCAGCACCGCTACGACCGGTGCTACCGATGCCACCCTCCCCGCGAATAGTCGCACCACCAGGGATTTCATCGACAATTTCAATACGTTCAAATGGCTGTAGTTCAGGTCCGGCAATTTGGAAGTAGCGGTCACCGAACGCAACTGAAACATCCACACCTGTAGAGTACATCATAGCCAGTAGGGGACCACGGTAGCCGGCATCAATCAGACCGACAGAATTTGCTAGGCGCAATGGCGTCTTGGAAATGGAGGAGCGGGGAAGCATCCAGTAGGCACGGAACCGACCAAGCATAGGATCGTAGACCGCAGCGCGACAGGTCTGGCTGACCTTGACAGCGGCACCGCCGCTGCTACTGCCACCGGCAGCCGTTGGACTCATTCCAGGCACCGTTGCCGCTACGGAAAACAGGTCGAAACCGGCATCGCGCTCGCCCTTAGGCTTCGCCATATATGCCGTTGCCTGCTTGAGATACATCTCTTTCGTTGCTGGATCATCAGGAACTAGGTAGAGCACAAGCATTGTGTTATACCTTGTTAGAAATTTAGCCGCCCCAGTATCAAATTTTTACTTTTTATGATATTTATAGTTACACCTTTATTTATCTTTTGACTGGTGCGCATACGAAATTAACTTTATCACCTAAGCATTTATTATAATAATATATTTCGTAGCGATTACGACATGTCTTCTCTCCGGTTACTTTATCAATAATTGGACTGTACCACCTATTAGGTCGATCACATTTAAATATGGGGATGAAGGGGGCAAATCCTTCTATCGGGTCGATATCATCATCGTCATCATCAAATCCCTCATACTTATTTATTACCCCCTTAACTGTCTTGTGGATTAGGTGGTAAACAAGGGCGAAAATGAGACCGTGGACAAGCGCAATGACAAGCTTGCCAGACGCCTTGGATGGTAATGTTAATAGAACGCCGGGTGTAAGCGCAACGAAAAGTAAGGCAGTAAACGCAGTCATCAAGTAGCAAAACATACTTATTTCTAATTATAAATAGGAATTTATAATTAGAAATTTCGAGACACAGAATCTTTCGGCGGTAGATTTGTAATTTGCTTTAATATTACTAACGGCAAGCGGCAGCGGCGCGCGCTTGGGCGGCGGCACAGCGGCTGGCTTTTTTGGAGGCGCGGACTACAGCGCGAGCTTTAGTGCGGGCATGGCGGAGAGCTTTGCGGGCTTTGCGTTGCCTTGGGGACATTTTTTTGGTTCTGAATCCCTCCATTACCATTAAATCACCATCGTCGTCATCATCATCAAATCCCTCCATTAGATCACCATCGTCGTCATCATCATCAAATCCCTCCATTAGATCACCATCGTCATCATCATCGTCGAATCCTTCTATTGGGTCGATGTCATCGTCATCATCATCAAACCCCTCATACTTTTGTATTAATCCCTTAACTGTCTTGTGGATTAGGTGATATACAAGTGCGAAAATGACACCGTGGACAAGCACAATCGTAAGATTGCTGGACGCCTTGGACGGCAACGTTAATAAAACACCGGGTGTGAGCACAACGAAAAGTAGGGCAGTGAACGCGGTCATTAGGTAGCTAAACATAGTTATTTCTATCTCTAAGCGGGAATTTAATTAAATATAACTATATTTGCTAGGAGTTATATCTGCATTAAATATCAAAAAAGAGGAGCATTGGCACGTTTCCCCGAATTTGCTATCCCGGCGCTATAACTAGCATGGTCACGAAGGCGCTGCAATTCGTCCTCGTCGAGCACATTGTCCGCCTGTGTTCTTACCTGTTTTGCCACTAGTGTCGCCTGTCGCGCCGCAGCTTTTGCTGCGGCAGCTTTTGCCGCCGCGGCTTTCGCCGCTGCTGCTGCTTTTTCAGCAGCCCACGGCGCGCAAAGGGCATCCACCTGATCAGGGGGAGGACGAAATCCCTCTATTCCATAGTCCTGGAAGTCCTCATCATCATCGTCATCATCAAACCCCTCATACTTGTGTAATACCCCCTTAACTGTCTTGTGGATTAGGTGGTATACAAGGGCAAAAATAAGACCATGGACAAGTGCAATCACAAGCTTGCCAGACGCCTTGGACGGTAACGTGAATAGAACGCCGGGTGTAAGCGCAACGAAAAGTAAGGCAGTAAACCCAGTCATCAGGTAGCAAACCATAGTTATTTCTATATTTAAGTATTATTTAATTACTTAAATTTCGAGACACAG